TTGAGCTTGATTTGCAAATAAGTTAAACTCTTGAGGAGTTATATAGCCTCTTTGCTCTTTATTAGCTAGCGCTAATACTGTTTGATATACTGCATCTATATTTACCACGTCATCATTATTTATAGTTAAGCAACCACCCCGTAGAGTGGCTGCTCTACTATATAGTGATTACGCGTTTAATCGCTTTTCTATGTTTGTATAAATTTCCATACCCTCATCAGTTTTAAACCAATGCGCTAGCGCTGTGTATGGATGCTCATCAAATGGTACAGTCATAAGTTTTCTATCATTAGATGCCCATAAAAAGTTACGTTGATCATCTGATAACCTAATAATACCAAGTTCAGTAGCTTTAATACCAAAGTTTCTAAGAGCAACATTATCGTCTGTAGCTAATTCTAAGAACACCGCAGGATTTCTCTTAGCAAATATAAGTAAATCTCTTTTAAGCTCCTTAGAACTCATGCTTGACACCTTAGATCCTACTTCAACTCTCATGATAGCTTCAGCTAAATCAATATCAATATCTTTTGCTATCATCAAAGCTTCTATTTCAGCTTCTAAAATTTCAACTTCATCAGCTGCTTCAACCTCTGGTTGATATTCAAAGAACTGAACATCTCTGTGAGGGTGATATAACGATAAAAGCTTTTGTAAAGTCTGATGATTTCTTGTAACGTGTAAAGCTCCATTTCTAAAAATGATATGCTCTAATCTTTGGTCACCCATCATCTCGTCTACAAAAGGAGTTTTTTGATTTTTACAATACTTCAACTCTCTTTCATAACCCTTTTCTTCATCAAAATAATATATGTCAGCTGATTTAAGCATATAAGAAAGAGGCCTTCTTTGTCTAGTCAAATAATAAACTCTATCTTTTATTTCCCACTTTGGTTTTTTAGGCTCAGGATTAATTTTAACCTCAACCATTTCATTAGTAGCTTTTACTTCAGGCGCTACTTCAGCCTTCTTAGTTTGTTTTTTTGCCATGATATAATATAATAAAAATTAAAAAAAGATCGAGGGCCGTAGCCCTCGACCATAATTGATTTACTTCATCAACATGAAGTTGTTAGCACCTTGTACTACTAAACATCTTTCAGTTAAGAAGTGAAGTTGCATTACGTCTAACGCAGCTGTAGCAGCTCCAACAGAACCAGTAACCCAAGTCTTCATTCTTCGGTCATCAGTTTGAGAAGCTCTATAACGTACGTGTAAGAAAGGACGTCTTACAGCTGAACCTACAGTTTGATCGTAAACTGAAGAAGAACCAGCTGGAATAATAACACCTCTTAAAGCTTCAGAACCAGCAGTAGCGTTAATACCACCACGAGTAGCCTTGTCGTTTAAGTAGCGGAAGTCAGACTTATAGAAGTCGTAAGATCCTCTACGGAAACCAGAGAAGCCTAAGTTTAATGCCATATCTTCAGAGTTATCAAATACACCGTAAGATGTACCACCAGCTCCGTAAGAATTCATTGAAGCTAACATATCGTCAATAGCTAAACTAGTAGCACGGTTAACAAACATCATGTTTTCTTCAATAGCACCTTGGTTATCAAACTCTGCTAAAATAGCGTCAAACTCAGCTAAGTCAGTAGCAGCATTAACACCAGTAACACCAGTAGTAACATTACCTCTGTCTTCAATAGCGTGGAATAAACCTTCAGTACCAGCATCACCTTCTGGAGATAAACCTAATTCACCATCAACGTTAGTTGAGTTAGATCCTGGAATAGACTCTAACATAGCCATTTCTAAGTAATCGTTGAAACGAGCTCTAGTGTCAGCTTCAGCTTTTAAGTACCATAAGTACCCAGAAGCTCCACCTTCAGATGCTACTTCAACCCAACCAATACGACCAGCATCAGATCCAGATACTTCGTAGTAATCTTTCATGATGATTGGCTTATTAGTAAATGTTTTGAAGCTTGGCTCGTTAGCGCCTCTTGTAGTAGCTCCGTCATAGTTATCACCTTTCTTAAACTCAGAACCGATAACTAATAAAGTACAACCACCAGCTGTTTCAGCTAAAGCAGCTAAAGTATCAGCATTGTAAGCTCTAAGACCAATAGTATTACCGTCAACAGCTACGACTAAAGCTCTAACAACAACTCCTGGAGTTGAAAGTAAAACTAAATCGTGGTTACGTACACCGTGAGCATCACCTGGATTTGAAGCACCAAAACCATCAGCTACAACGTTTCCGTCAATATCAGATACTACAGTGAACTTACCTTTAGCACCAGAAGAAGACACGTTACCGTCTTGATCAATAGTACCTTTTAAAGAGATGTGAAGTCTTGATTGCTCAGACCATATAACTCTGTCAGAGGTCATAGCCTCTTCAGCACCAACTTGATTAAGGAAACCAGAAATTGTACGAGGTCCAAAGATCTCAGCTTCTTTTTCCATTAACTCAGGTAAGTACTGCTGTGCCCATCCTTGTGTAGATGTGCTTGTAAAATCAACATAATTTGTAGATAGTGTTTGCTGCTGCGAGCTAGGAACACTATTCAAATTAGTTCCTGCATTAATTGCCATAATTGTAAAATTTTAAGCGTTAAATAAATTATTTTCTATTCTTAATCTTAAACTTAAAATCGTTCGAGTTGTCACCTAACACTTTAAACTTCATACCACTTGAATTTGGCACACCGCTAAATTGTTGTCGCGGATCCATATTCACGTTTTTAGATTTAGCAACGCTCTCCTTGAGTGCGTCAGCTTTACCTTGCTCGTAAAAGTGTTGAGCAACAGCGTCTGCGTTCATAGCCGTAAATAACGACTTATGATAACCTTTAGCGTCTGACATTGAGTTATCTTCTGCCAAAAACTTTTTGACGAAGTTGTTAATGTCGCTTTGGGTTTCTTTAACATTGTCTACATTTTTAACATTAAATCTAAACTTTTTATCTCCAATATTATATTCAAAACCTTTAAATTTATTATTGAATAATTGATTAGTCTTGTTTAAAAACGTTCTATGTTGCTTTTCAGCCACAGTTTTTTGTTCGCTCGATTCTTTGTTGTATCGATTAAAGAAATCAACAGCTTTTTGTTGTTCAGGCGTAAGCTTTGAACCAGCTTTGATTTCGTCGTAATATTTAGACTTTTGCCCGTCTAAGTAGGCTTTCGCTTCGGCAACTTGCTCTTTTAAAGCGATTTTCTTTTTTCTAATATCTCTTTCATCATCAACATCCTCATCGTATGAAAAAGTTTCGTCCATTAAAAACCTACGCTCTTCTTCTGTAAGATGAGGTTTAGTTAAACGATAATACTCTTGTAAAGCTAATGAGTTATCCATTTCTGAATAATCTTGATTTAGCCTTACATAATCTTCTAAATCACCACCAGTGTCATTCATAAAGTCAACTAACTTTTGAATATTTTCTGGCAACGGTTCACCTGTAGCCTCAGCTTTAGTAATAGCTTCCTCAACTTCTTCAGCAACAGCTTCTACTTCTTCAGCTATTTCTTCTTCAGTTACTTCTTCAACTACAGGTTGTTCTTGTGCTTCGACTTCCGGCTGTACTTCTTTTTGTTCTTGTACGGGCTCGGTGTTTTCATTGCTTCCAACCACTCTTGCGTCGTCAGCTGTGTCATCTGCAGCTTCTGTTGTTTCTTCTTGGGTTTCATTTTCAATTGGTTTACTTAAATCTACTTTAATAACACTGTCATCGCCAGCACTATTAAATTTAGTTTCATCAACTGTTTCTACAGTTTTTTCTTGTGTAGTTTCGTCAACTACGTTTTCATTATTCTCTTCCATGATAAAATATTATATAATTAATTATTTAGGTTCAAACGCGCCTAAGTCAAATCCACCTCCAAGTATATCATTACCTGAAGACTCAAAGTTTTTAGGTGGTTTGCCTGATTTACGTTGATCTATAAGTTCACTTTGTTGTGAAGCTTGTATTTTAGTTCTTTCGTCTTTACGATCTTCTTTATTGTTCTCTCTAGCCTTTAAATTAGCAGAGTCTATAGATCTTAACTGTAAGTTATATTGGAACTCTTGCTCCATTAACTGAGCTTTTAACGCTGCATCAGCTTGCATTTTTTGAGCATCAAGCTGTGCTTGCATTTGAGCTAGCTGAGCTTCTGCTTGTTTTAACGCTTGTTGTTTTTGTATTTCAAGCTGAGCTTGCGCTTGTTGAGCTTGCGTATTGGCTTGGGCTTGAGCTTGTATGTTTTGCTGTTGCATCATTTGATCTCGCTTCAGCTTTTTACCTCTACGTATTTTAAGTAGTTGGTTTGCTAACTTAATGTTTTTAATATCTCTAAGATCTATAGCGTCTTCAAGATCTATTATTTTCTGCGCTAATGCTTGCTGTATATTGTTTTCAAGTATAGCTTTTTGTTCTTCGTCAGGAGCTAACTCTAAGAATATACCAAAGTCATATAGATGTAACTCTGACATTTCTTGTAGTGTAGCTACGTTGTGAACACCTATGGATTGAATAAACGCTTCTTTAGTTGGTGAGTACTCTATAATATCAGATATTCTAAGCGACAAGCATTCGCAAACTTCAGCTGTTAAAAATAAACCAGAATTTAATATATGTCTTGTGGCAGTATTACTATTAGCTGCAGCTATTTTTTGAACACCGACTAACGCTCTTTCGTCTGGCGTACTACCATCACGCGCTTCATTTAGCCCGGTCACATCACGTATCATCTGCAAGTAATAGTTGTAATTACCTATTAACGCTTGTATTTTGTTACCACCACTACCGCTAGTTATTTCTTGTATAGGTACTTTACCAGGATTCATATCACCTTCTTGTGTAAACGACCTACCAATAACACTACCTGTTTGGAAGAACATGTTTAAAGCTTCTTGCGGATTATAGTTTGTACCATTACCTAAGTCAACCTCAGCTAAACCGTCAGCATCTAAGTAAACGCCATCTGGAACCATGCGTGATAATACCTGTTGTAGCTTTAAGTGTGTAAGCTGTATCATATCAGCAAAGCCAGTGATACGTTTTACTAACGACTGTATTTTACCTTTATACATATGAGGCGCTACAATACTATAGTTCATTTTTACTTTAGTAAAATTACTTTTAGGCCTCATCATATTCTCAGACATCTCCCATTTAAGCAATTTGCTAGTACCTAAAATCAAGGCGCCTTCATATAATGTTTCTATAGATCTTTCAAGTTTTGAAAAGTTACCTTGAGCATCTTCCGGCGGATCAAAGCTATCATCTTTTTGTATAGCCTTCATAGCTCCGCTGCCAGTTTCTTTAACTTTATAAACTTCGTTCATATACGTTTTATAATTGAAATATAAAATCTGAACTTTGTTTTTATCTGTATCTTCGTATCTAGGCCCACTGTTATTGTAGTTTGATCTTTGCGTGTAGCCTGTTTGTTGTATTTCTTCTAAGTCGCTTTGTGTTAAATGTGGAAATTGTTTAACAAGCTCGTTTATAGGTATTGTCTTAACTTCACCTACATAGTATATATCATCAAAGTACGGCGACTCAGTGTAAGAATACACTAAATCTGCTGGATCTACATAGTCTATTACAACACCTTCAGATGTAGTAAAATTTGTTTTTACAGCAGCAATACCTAAAACAGTTATATCGTGATATAAACGTTTTTTAATTAAATCATAATTATTACCTTCAAGCAATACGTTAATCGCTTGCTCTTCTGCTATTTCAACAGCTTGCTTGTATGTTAATTGCATGTGCAGCTCTAGCTCTTCTTGAGTTTCAGGAAGTTTTTCAGGATCATTTTGGTAAAGATTAATACCAAATTCTTGAGCAGCAAAGTCATTCATTTCTTTAGTAGCCATATCACCAAGTACACTTTCCATGTACTGTGTTCTTTTAGCTACACCATAAGGATCTTGTGAATACGCTTTTATATCATAAGCTCTTTCAGCTATACCATTAACAACTATATCTACAAACTTCGGTATAATTGGCACAGGTGTCCAGTCTAAGTTTAAGTAGCTTAAGTCACCATTTATTGATAACTCATCTTTATATTTTTGAACTGACTGCTCACCTCTAGCGTAAAGCCTTAATTTATGAAAATCATTGAAATTAGCTTCGTATCTAGTGTGTCTTCTATCATCAAAAAACCACTCTGTTTCTATTGCTTTAGCAACTTTTAAACCGTAGTCATAGCTAAGCTTTTCAGCATCACTAACTACTTGACTTGGAAAATAACTTTTTATAACAGACTCTGCCATATTTTATTTTATTATTGTAGATGTATATCCTTTATTATCGTATGTTGACATT